TTTACGTCAGGCTGCAAGCGAAGGACTTGAGCCATGTCCACTCTTCCGTTTCCTACGACCTACAGGTCTAGCTTTAAAGTTGGGGTTGCTGTCCAAGTAGTCCGTCAGCCAAGACAGTTTAAACTTATGGCTTCCCCCACACCCAACAGCCTTTTTCAGTGCCGCGAGGTATGTCCTGCTCACTCCAAGACTTTTTTCAGCTTGGGCGTTGCCAACCAGATATGTGTCAGTTTCCATTTGCGTATACTCCGTTCTCAAATCTTGTGTACTCTCTGAAGAAAACCAGAGGAACCTTAACCCCACTCTCTCCTTCTCTGTTTTTCTCAATGCTCACGAACACGGGCAACCCCGGCCCGATAGGCGGGACATTAGGATCACGCCAGATGAACAGCACCACATCAGCGTCCTGCTCAATCGCGCCCGAATCACGAAGATCACTCAGCTTAGGGGCGCGGGAATCCTTGTCCACCTGACGCGACAGTTGGGATAACACAATCACAGGAATCCTAAGCTCCTTCGCGATAGCCTTCAGCCCGTTGCTAATCTCCGCTACCTCATCATTGCGCGACCCTTTGTCGCGTGTTGACCGGATGAGTTGGAGGTAGTCTATGAACAAAGCTTTAATGTCATGCTGTTGCTTCATGCGTCTGGCAGCAGCAGAGATTTGCTGTACCGATAAGGCACTGCGGTCATCTATATAAATAGGTGCGTTAGATATTGTGGCAGCGGCAGTTGCAATCCCTCCCATGTTGGCAGCTACATCATTCCGACCTACCTTGGCTTCAGTGTGGATGAGGCGAGCAACAAGGGACTCGGCAGACATCTCTAAACTGAAGATGCCTACTGGCTCCTTGGCGTCTATTGCCATGCTCCGCGCCATGCACAGGGCAAGGGAGGTTTTGCCCATGCTCGGTCTGGCCGCAAGTATCGTCACGCTTGCTGGCTGCATCCCTAGTGTGCGTCTGTCTATGTCAGGGTAACCAGACCCTATGCCCTGCAATGAGCTAGGGTCTAGCAGGCCAGCTTCCACACGCTCTAGGTATTCACTTACTAGGTCTGTATTACTTCTCTCTCCAGAACCTGCATTGTCCTGTGCTATGCGGAGTACGTCACGCTGCATACAGTCCAACGCTTTACTGGCGTCAGAGGAATCATAGCCTTCCTTCACAGATCGGTGGCCCGTCTCTATGAGTTGCCGCTTAATCCAGTAGTCACGCAACTCTTTAGCATAGTACGGCCAGTTACTTGGTGACGGCATCTTATCGGTCAGTCCTGCCACATGGGTAACTCCTCCAACTTCCTCCAAGCTGTTCTCCTTCTTCAGTTGGTTGGTGAGCGTCAGTAAATCTATATTCTGCCTCTCGTCCTGTAGTTTTAGGATGGCATGGTAGACAGTCTTGTTTCTCAGGTCATAGAAATAACCCCGGCTCCCCGGATGCTGTGAAACAAACCCGGACAATGCTTCCTTTGGGTCTTCTATTAGGCAACCCAACAGCCCCTCCTCCATGTCCACATTGTGTGGCGGTACTCTTAACTCCTTCTCCATATGCTTATACTGTTACAGTTTTTGGAACTCTTCTGGCAGTTCCCTTACCAGTTTAAAAAAATCCCCTAATGACATGGAGACCAGCCAAGGCGCATGGTTCTTGCGGAAAGCAAACACTGGTATCTGGTCTTCCTTTGCATCCCGCTTGGCTTGTGCATAGCCGTCACGGGTTGCCCCTCTCTCACGGTGTTTGACCTCAAAGTGAAACCTGTTGAGGCTGTCACACCTTACGTCCGGTGCTTCTCCACCGTCTGCACCTATAGCAGAATGCTGGCATCCACGAATGGCATCCTTGTACCCCGCCTCCCGCAGTTCATCTCTGAACGCACGCTCGGCAACAGCCCCCTTGCGCCTACTGTTTATCATCTTCTTTTGTGTTGTTGTGGATAGTCTCCCAGCTAATGTCAGGTGAGTGTTTATCAATCATGTAGAACGTCTCCTCTACATCTTCATACCTGCCATCCCTACGTTTCTCTGCCCACCAGCTACGCTCAGTCTTGGCGACATCTATAACGATCATGCATTTAAAGTCTGACGAGGGAATTATGTAGTATGCAGGCTTGCCCCCACGACGATGGTCAAAGGAATTTTTACTGCATATTATAATGGCGGGATAAGGCCAGTCACTTGGGCCAGAAAAAACCTGACGAGTCTGCTTCACTTCACAGCGTTGGATTAAAAAGAAGTCTCCGCTGTCGGTCATCTTCAGACGGTCACGTTGGTTGGTAGCTATATGTGTGGGGGGGACTTGGACGGTATGTCCACGTGAAAGAAGGTATTGGACTACGCGCCAGACAGTGGGGACGCTGTCTGACACGAAGCCCCGGAACTTAACCCAATCGTTTTCGTTCATTTTGTGCGACGAGCCTTGAGAGAAGCCCTAGCATTTGTGGATCGGATAACAGGTTGGAAGTTGTCCTTCACCCACTGCTTGGGGTCTTTTACCTTGAGTTGTGAAGCGGCCATCTTCTCCAAAGCAGATGTGGATATAGTGGCACGGGAATAGAATTCATCAGCGGGGATGCCGAGATTGGTTGCCAGCTTGAGAGCAACCTTGGTGCTGGTGATTGAGTTGATTTCTCTGCCTTTGGCCATGTACCAGCCGCGAACAGATTCGGAATCTGACTCAACCATCTCCTTGGTCTGGCTGACCAAAGAGTCGTAGACCTTAGTGGCTGCGTCTTTGGCTTCACGTGCTTTGGACAAGTGATGGCCGCGCTCCAGTGCCGTCATGTCCACGAAGTTTTTCGTGGGGATATCCCGGTAGGAGTTGATCTTAAACTGCAATGCAGGGCAGGCAGCAGTAGCCCTGCACCAACGGCAAGCATCCTCGGACGGTTCCATCCAGCCCTTGCCGCCAAGGGCAAGCAACACTGCCTCCTTAATGTCCCGCTCGGCGCGGATCAGTTCCTGCTCGTTAAATGTGTGGCAGAGTACGTGTTCATATATAGACTCAGGTTGGGCGAAGCAGTACCTAACATCTGTCATGCCTTGGTCACGCCACTGCATCCACCAGAGTACAGCCTCGGCTTTGGCTTGCCAGTTGGAGCGGACTGTGTCCTGACCTCTCCCTGTTTTATAGTTGCATACTATGCCCGAACCTGTCGCCCTGCACCGTGCGGATATGTCCAGCTTGCCTGACCACAGGCGTCTACCTTCGTGTTCATACCAGTACCTAACCTCACGGGTAATATCAGTTACATCATGGAACAGCAGCTTGTCATACTCCTCCAATTCTCTAGCCACATCCAGTTCCTCGGTGGACAAGTCTTCCCTGCTAACGCTCCCATCCATGACGCCATGAATCCGGGTTCCACGTGCGGCCCAAGGCGAGTCAGGTGGATGAGGTTGATCACTCTCCAGAAAATAAGAAGCAGGGCATAATGCTATTCTGCTAAGGCCACTCGCGGAGGGTAGTCCTCCGCGTTCATCACTACTAGGTGTATCAGTTATTGTCACAACTTGCTACAGCTAGTGCTAAGAATTTAGCGGGGAACTCCACTATGGATTTAGCGTACTTGTCTTCCACATCCCTAAAGGTTTGGCCGTTTTTAATTTGGCCCCGCCCTAATAGGAACTTGTTGACTGACAACTCATTCTTGCCTACCACTGCTAACAGCCTGTCCCTAACCGTTGGGGTAGGTTTAGGTTTAGGTGTAGCAACTTGTGGCACAGCCTTGTCCTTAGAGGGGTCGCTATTACGGTTAGCCGCAATCTCCATCTCCTGCCGAGATGGCCGCTCGGCATTTTTGTCCATGTATTTAGAGTTGGCAATGGCCCTGCCAATAGCAGATGTCTCAGAAGTCTCCACCCAATTGGTTGTTGTTGCCCCCTTGTCTTTAGCCTTCCAGTCCATTGCATAACCTGTAGCTATAACCTCTCCCCCCTCTATTAAGGACGCCTTAAAGCAGACCTTGTTAAAGTCGGTGTCATTCCACACGATCTCCGTGTGAACACTGACCTTGGGGTTGGTGATAAAAAGACGCTTTAGTCTGGCGTCTACCGTTTCATACTTACTTGGATCATACCTCATAATAAATTAAACTGTTACAGTATTAATCATGTAGCGACTTAGGCGGCGCGACGAACGTATGTCGGCTAATGCTAACCTCTCCACATACTCGGACTCTGAACGGTCAACCGCCCCTGCCTTGTGGCTTAGGAGTTCACACCCTTCTGTTATTGTGCAACCCCCGAAACAGGCGTTGCCGTCAAACGGACACACATCACACACGCTTTCACAGATATCTACGGCAACCTCCTCTTCTCTCCCTTGGTTTATGTCTTGCATAAGCGCGATATTTCTAACAACCAATGCAACCCAAGTCAACTTTGTGCAGAAATTTGTTACAAAATTCTGCAATCATAACCTATTGTGGCGGACATGATTACAACTGATGCCAGAAGTGTTCAATCTTTGCGGTAAGTTGACAATAATTGTCTATTGTGCGAGGTTCCTGCCGGTTACAATTCCGTTAAGCGTTTTGTTTCCAGAGCAAAAACAAACTAACATGGCAATTAGGAAAACAGTAGGGCTGTCCCTCAATCCAGCAGTACTGAAGGCTATTGACAGGCGAGCCAACGAGCTAGGCGTGAATAGATCAGCATACTTAAATATGTTGGTATCACAAGACCTAACTTCCAACCCCACTGGTGAGATAACGCTCTCACCAAAGGTGAAGCGGAAGGTAAAACAAGGAGACTAGCTCCCTCCCTTTTTTAAGGGGATAACCTCTGACCTCCAATCGGTTCTAGTTGTGGTGAGCATCCTGTTGCCTAGACTTTTCTCATACTCGTCTATCAACTCATCCAAAACCCCCAATGCTTGGCACTCTTTTGCCAGATACAGCATCCCTAGTTTGGGGACAGTAGGTCTACTGAATGCTGCATTGTCCTGCGAAACATGGTGAGCGTTTAGTACTGCCGCTTTCTCAAGCGAGCGTTGCAAGTTCAGTTTATTGCTGAACCTCATGTCTCTTCCTTTTCTCATTTCATCACCTCCAGTTTAACTCCCTTCAGTAAGCCAGCGTCAGGATGAGCCAGCCTACTGAATGCTGCCTTGGTCAGGTCAATGCCACGGTCTGGATGCTTCTTCCTGTTAGGGCCACGGTCATTAACCCTCACGATTACCGAACGGTTACCCAAGGTTACCTTAATCTTTGTGCCGAATGGGAACCCCCACATGGCACAGGTTAGAGCCTTGTCATCCAGCGGCTCTCCCGATGCGGTGAGCTTGCCGACTAGTCCATCAGCCTTGCCGCCATACCATGAGGCGGTAGTAGTTATAGGTTTGTATGTAGGTTGCGCCACAATGTAGCACACTATGGCAACACATAGGATTGTAGTTGTTATTGTTTTCATATTAGTTTTTGTTGTGTGGTTAAAAGAAAAGCCAGCCAAGGCGGGAACCCTGACTGGCTTAATAGCTATGGAGTTGAGCTATACTATTGGAGAACGCTACATTAACCAACAGCACAATCATTATACAACCCAACTCCATGTCAGTCAAACTTCACCGTCTTCCCTACACGGGGTAGGTTCTGATGGTTAGTCCTCTTGCGGATAAAGTTCTTAACCTCATCCTCAACTCTGTCTATAGAACACGCAGTCACCTGTGACCATGTCTTAGTCTTGCGGCTATCATTGGCCTGTGCCATGTCCAGTATGGCCTGCTTCACGTTCTTGCGATTGATAAGACTCATAGTAAATCACCTTCCTCTAATACTGTCACAGTATTATTCTGGTCTGCTATCTGATCTAGCACCTCAACCAAACAGTGTGTCCAGTAGGGATGATCCCTGCCCTCGGCCTCCATGATCATGGCCTTCAGCCCCTTGTTGCGTAATGCATTCTTCTGACGCTTGGTCAGCTTGACGATGTATTCCTCTGGCATGGATGTTGGTCTTCCCCTTTTAGGCTTACTCCCTGCTCTAACTATACGGTTGCCTCGCTCAAAAATCTGAGCAACACGTTGCTTGGTAAGGCCGATGTCTCGTCCTATTTGCGTAAGGGTGTAGCCATTCTCCCTCTTGAGGAGGACGGCCAGTTCCTTGGCGTTCAGCAAGCCGCAAGTGTGTGCGTCCTGCACGCGCTTAATCCACGCACCTTGTTCACTGTAGTGGATGTAACTCATGCAGCGGCCTTAGTGGACTTCCTTCTGCCTGTGGTCATGGCCATTTTCACGGCGTGTTCCGCAGTGCCTAGCTTAGTCTTGTTTCCAAGAAGCCATTCACGTTCCAAGCCGAGGGCTTGCAGGGACTCCTCCACGTTAACACGGCGCAACCCAGCTTGGTTGTACTTGTAGACCAGCCGAGGGTCAGGCTCTGTTTCCTTGCGCTTGGCCTTGGCCTTGCCCACGACCCTAATGACAGTGCCGTTGCTGTCATCCTTGTTTCTGTCGGCGCACACTACGGTTGTGTGACGCATGGTTCCAACTAAGGAGATCAACTCTCCTAGTTCCGACTCTGACGTATGCAGTTTTACTGTATACATATTATTCATCATTGTAGTTTAGGTAGCTTATCTAGTTTCCCTTGGATGGTTCTGACACAGGCGTCAGCCATTGGTTTCTTCTCTACTTCATGGCCGTCCTCATACAATGCAGCAAGGCAGCAGATCACCGCTTCCTTAATGCGCTCGGCACTCCTGTCTCTTGTGGTTACAGCAAGGGACTCTGCAACCATGTCATAAATTGCGTTAAGCTTTATTCTCATACTATTTTCTGCCCATTATTCATATTGTAGGTGTGTATTATTTTATCCGCATCCCAACCTACCTTTAGTTTGTCACATACATAGTCAGCAGGGATGCTGTGTTCATCTGCGAAATGTTTCTGAGATATGTATATCCTTTTTAACGAACGAAGAACTATAGGTTTCGTGTTGTCGTCAGAGCTAGGTGCTTCAGGGAAGTAACTATACCCTTCCTTCAGCAATCCGCTTACCTCGGTGTAGTTTGGGGGGACTTCAAAGCCAAACGATTGCTCCATTGTCCAGCCCTTATTCCTTCTGCTGATAATGGTGGAATACTTTGAGTATCGGTGTCCACTTTCGTCCAGTTGGTTGCACAAATCAGCAATGCTGTTGCCTTGGAAGCCTCCATCAACCCCCGGTGCTTTCACGCTGAGTGTCTGATCCAAGTTGTTGGAGTAGACGCCCTCGCATTGGTCTGGTTCCACCTCTTTGTCAGGGGTTATATCTCTGCCCGATATGAGATCAAACAGACATACTACCTCATGTTTATCAACTGCGAAGAACTCTCTCTTGGTGTTAAACCTCTTGCTTGAGAGTGCCATGTGCAGCTTCTCCTCTACATAGGACGGGCTGTCCACCTCTTTGGCGTAGAGGCACTCAAAGGGAGAGGGAACCCCCGTGCTGTACAACTGATTGAGCCTGTTCCTCAAGTCGCCAGTCTTTCCAATTTTGACTAGGTCAGGTAACGCTGGATTGGTTAGTGCATATACGACTCCACTCATAGCTCTTCCCCCGATATCTGCAACGCATTGCGGTAACGCTTATGAAGTTGGTTTGTAACGGTTAGCCGCGATTGCAGTCTAGCTAACTCCTCATTCTTTTTTGCAACAAGCCTTTCCAATCTGGACACTACATCCCTCATGGACTTGGCTCTGTACCGTTGTTTAATGTTGTGTATGCTCTCCATTTTATTGTGTGTATGTTTTTAAGAAGGCGTCCACGCTCAAGCCAGACGCTTTGTGTTCGCGCACCATTTTGGTTTCGGCTTGGGTCTCGGCGGTATACTGACCCTCCAAAACCTTACGCCTTATCTTTTCCGATAGGTGCTTGTTTGTACTCACGGGAACATCCGAATCGTGACTCGGCCATTCCCCTACCTGCATATCTTGGCATCTAATTTCATTCATTATTGTTTATGTTATACTGTGACAGTATAAAGCTTATGCTGCCACTTGCACCGAGATGCAGTGGGTCTGTGGGTTGTGTGCCTTGATCTCCACTTCTGGATCGGTGTTAACGCCGAGGTACACCGTAGGTACGCCAGTATGTGGCACGTTCTCCGGTTCCCACATAACCTCCCAGTACATATCACTCACCATAATGCACCAGTCATACTGTGAAGAACGCTTGGCTACCCACTCTATAGAGGGGTACATCTCAGTGCCGCCTCTGCCGTACCACACCTCTGGAACTTTCAGAGGGAAGTCAGCCTTGGTGAACTTTTTCACCGCGCCCTCATGGACTCTGGTATCACACTGCACCAACGTGACCTCGGCGTTGCTATACTCACGACAGATTTTATCTATCTGACGCATGGCCTCATCACATTCATTGCGGCCCATAGAGCCAGACGTATCCAGTATAACTACACCGGAGGTCTTGTTCTTTGTGCGGTTGTTAGGGAGGAGGATGTTCTTTCTCCATCCATGCCGACGAGAAGGACGCTTCCATGTATACCCTCCGATGGAGAGCTTGGTGATCCATTGGCGAAGCAAGGCCCAACCATTGTTGGCACGCTTGTTAACGTGATCCTGAAGTATGTCCATGCCTTGCCCCAGCCCTTTGCCTTGTGCCTTCTGCATGACCACAGCTTCAGAGACCATCTCCTTCCAGCCTTCTTCAGCCTCAATGGGATCATCAGATACCTCCGGGGAATCCTCAACCTCACCGAATCCCGGCTTGTCATAGTCATCACCAAGGAAGTCCTTTATCCTGTCCTGCAACTCACGCTCACCCTCACCCTTACCCTTACCATTGGAAGGATCGGCGTCTTTGTCCTCTCCCGGTTCACCTTGGCCTTCACCGGTCTGGTCTCCGGTCTGGTCTCCGCCTTCAGATGGAGGGCCGGGGTCTATTATAGCTCCCTCTGGAGGCTCGGCCTGTCCCTCACCTTCACCCTGTTCACCCTGTCCCTCACCTTCACCCTCATCCCCACCCTCATCCTCACCCTCTTCTGGAGGTTGGTTGACGAGTTCCAATACCTTTTCATAGTACCACTCAGCCGACTTGCATGAGGGCAGTGAGGCATACTTGCCCTCAAGCGGGAACAATCCCGCCGCATCCTCCCCGTGCTTGAGTTCATGCAGCACACCGAGGTCTTCATACCAAGGCTCAAGGTGAGAGTTAATGGCAAGGTCAGCCGCCACATTCCACAGCCTTGGATCACGATCACCGCGCCTCAAGTTGTGGCCGAACAGAACATGAGCAACCTCATGCAGCACGATAGCCTTCACCACATTGGAAGGCAGCTTGCCTACCCACGTTGGTGAATACTTCAGCGTTGCACCGTTGGTGCAGGCTGTTGGTATTGAGTCATCCTCTATGACCTTCCACTTAGAGAGGAACGGTATCCCGATGGGATGCTCCTCATGTAGGTAGTCATGGGCATGACTGATCTTCTCCTTGGGGGTTAGCCCGGTATTAAACTTTATAATGTTGTTCATAGGTCAGCGTCTAAGTGGTATAAAAGGTCTTTAAAGTTTTTGTTTCCGTCTCCAAAAACTTTCACACACTGCCGAAGCACCTTGGTTTGGTTTTCAGTACTCCAATCTTTAATCTCATCATAGACATCAAAGATCGTTAGGTTCCAGTTCCAGCTTTCTACAAGCTCCTCTATCTCTTTGTTGCTCATAGTCATGCTTATGCAAACTGATCGGGGCTATAGTTTTCCAGCGCATCCAGCAGGCTACCGCCAGCAGAGATCGCCACTTCACGTGCATCTGGTGAGTCCTTAATCAACTCAGTGTCCAAGCACCCCAGTTCCTGCTGAATCTTTTTACCAAAGTTGGCAAGGTCAGCATCCCCTGTGATGTTGAGGTCGGGCAGGCAGTTGCATAGCGCAGTGATGCCTGTCAGTGCGGACTCAAAAAACTTGGTGTTCTCACCCTTGGCTGTCTTATCATGGTAGTTTTTAATAGATACCATGCTTGTTTTAATGCGCTCAGTCAGTCGTGCAATGATGTCCGACTTGGACTCATTGAGCTTGCGGACTTGCTTGCGCTCCATCTCAAGCCTCACCTCTTCCACTAGGTCAAGGGAACCCTTTATCCTAATGTCACTAGGGTCGGTAATAGACTCAGTCTCTATCTCAAAAGAGAACTGATCGCCTACTTCTTGGGCCGAGGGGAATCGGTTGGGATCAAACAGGTGAGTCAAGTCCTTGGCGGCACGGTTCACCTTGCCGTTGTAGCTCCCGATGAACCTGTCCCTTGCGTCATAAAACCTAGCCCGACAATCACGCAGTCTGGTGATGACGTTCTGGTATGTGGACACTTGGATGATGCGCTTGCCATCCTTGTCCCAAGGCACTGACACTGCATTGAGCAGGGACTTAGCTGCGTCCCTCTCAAAGCGTGCAGGCTTTAGGTCTTGGTTGGTAAACTTGAGCAGACTGGTTTTAATCCGGTCTTGGTTAGCTCGGTTAGCCATAGCCGCATCAGATGATGCCTGCTTGGATGTATACGTCTGGCCGGGGAGGCCAGTGGTGATCTTAATGAGAAGGCAGTTCTCATTAAACCTCTTCAGTGAACTATTAGTGTCAGTCATGTAGCGTTTTCCTTTCTGTTGGTTGTTGTTGTTATACTGTGACAGTATTAAGCAGCCTTGCTTAAGCAGCCTTGCTTGCGTCCCAGTCCTTGTATTCCTGTAGCCCAGCCACGGTGAGGCCGCGCTTGGCAGCACCCCTCATAAACGCAGCCTTAATTTCTTCTGGCCAACGGCTGGCGTAGGTTGTGAAGGCACGTGTTGCCTCACGATCCTCACTCCCATCATTCCAAGCCCTCTCAATGAGGAACTGCTTGGTGATGTAGAGAATGCCCAAGGCATCCCCGCCGTTAGAGTCTATCCCCGGTACTGGTGTACCTTCTGGATCAGAGATGATGGCCTCAATGTCAGGCACATTCTTCTTGAGCCGTCTGAATGCCATTGCCTCCTGACCAGCAGTCTGACCAATAGCACCGTAGACCAGTGCCTTGACCACATCTTTCCGGGCAGCGTGCTTGCCGATCTCCTCACACTTCTCTTGTATGCGGACGGCCCACTCAAATGTACGTGGTGTACACTCGGTGATCTCGGTGTACTCAACCTCTTCGCCGCAGAAGATTTCCTTGCGTACTTCAGCGAAGGCGATGGCCCAGTCAGGTAACCCAGCTTGGGTAGCCCATGTCTGCCATCCTTCCACAGCCTTGGAAGAGTTGGTGTCCACAAAGAAGTGGATGAGTCTGGTTGCCGCCGCAGAGGACAGAGGTGTAGTGCCTATGTCTGAATCCGCATTGCCTGCACCGCAGACATAGACATCATCATCCAATACCTTTCCGTTAATGGATCGGTCAAGGTCAAGCTGAAGGCATGAGTTGCCTACCTCTATGGTAGACCTATCCTTCTCGTCAAGAAACAGGATAGCACCCTTGCGCTTGGGCTTAATGTAGTTCCCCTTTTCATCATACTGTTTAAAGGGAATGAGATTGTTGGACACGTAATACTCCAACGTCTTGGTGTCTGTATTGGGGACAGGTGTACCTCCAATATCAGTGGGGTCTTTGTCTGATGTCCTCAGATCATACAGTTCATAGCCAAGGTAACTGGCTATCTGTTGCATGAGTTGAGACTTGCCGCATCCTACCCTTCCCCAGATTACGGGGACGAGTGGTGTACCCTGCTTTGTCATCTCAAAGCAGATGAGGACGCCTAAGCGGATCACATCCAGCGTAGACGTATATGCTTTTGTAGGTTTTTTCATGTAGCGTTTTTAGTTGTAGCGTTTGTATCACCAGCGCACTCCCGCACTGCTGCTGCACACTGTATACCGATTGTGGCACAGAGTCAAGCCATTAAAGACAAGAGTATTTAGTGAAGGGTTAAGCTATACTGTCACAGTATAGCAGGGTTAAGAATCAAGTGAAATGGGACTGGTCGCCATGATCAATCCATTCACCAACGTCATCCAGTAAGTCAGCAAGCGTGGCAGGTTCAGTCCAGCTAGGGATTTCACTGTGGAGGTCAGAGGTGCTGCGCTCCAGCATGGTGCGCTCTTCACTCTCTCCGTTTCTAAATGTGAACACTTCCTTAATTATTATTTTGTATTGCTTCATCTTCACTGACTCCATAAAAATCTGGAACAAAGACTCCTGTAATTTCAGCAAACCTCCTCTCACGATCCCCTGCTTCATCGTCATTTTTCACAATGTCACAAGCCTCCTCTACTGTGTGTGCTTCCACCAGTATTGTGGAATGCTCAGAATAATATACTGTGTATTTCTTTTTCATTTATCTTATCTTCCTTACGCTCGGTGTGTCCATAGGATGGGCATCCTCCTTTAGGTAGTGAACCACATCCGCGATGATGTGACTCAAGCAAGAGTGAACCATGTCTAGATGGTCATCACCTTCCTCGTCCCCATAAGGCCCATCGTTGTGTTCATAGGCGTCAAACCACGGGTTCCTGTCAAAGTCAACCTCACCTAGTGACTCCTCGTCTGTCACTCCTATGTCAGGCAGTTCTGGGCTGCACCTTGCATCGCGGTATTCACCCTCCAGTTCCTTACTCAGGCGCATTTCCCCATCAACTCTAATGCTCACAGCCTTACCGTCAGCACGGGTTATTGACAGGATGAAGGGGTGTTCATCTGCGTCAGGTTTGTAGAACTCGGCAGACTCCAGTCCTTCTGGCCGCAAGTCCTTGACATCCCAGCTATACTCAAGTGTATTTTTAATCATGCAACCTCCCTTAGATGCCCCGCACAGAATGATCCATGACTGGTAGCGTATGATGGTTCCTGTCCACACATCTCACATGGTTCCCATAGTTGTGTGCGGTGTACCTTCTTCTCTTTGTT